AACAAAGTAAAACCTAATACTTACAAAGTTTATAAAGATCATCCTAGATTAGTTATACCCTTTTATGATACAGCAGGAAAGTTTTTTGCTTTTCAAGGTCGTAGTTTCGGAAATGAACAACCGAAATATCTAACAATAAAGTTAGATGAAGGAAAACAAAAAGTATATGGGCTTGAAAGAATTAATTTTCAAAAACATATATACATTACAGAGGGTCCTATTGACAGTTTATTTGTTGATAATTGTCTCTCTGCTGCTGGCGCAGATTTAGTTTTAAAGAACACAATACCTAACGATCAGATAACATATATATTTGATAACGAACCAAGAAATAAAGAAATAATAGATAGAATGTATAACGTGATAGAAAAAGATTACAACTTAGTAGTGTGGCCTGAAGATATGCGACATAAGGACATTAATGATATGATTATGTCAGGTCTTAGTGAAACAGAGCTACAGACTCTTATAAGTAGTAACACTCATTCAAAATTATCTGCTTTAACACAATTAAAATACTGGAAAAAAATATAGGAGTTTTATGGCTACACAAGCAACCAATTCAATATTTGTAAAGAAAAGAAACGGCAGAGGTAACGAACCTCTTAACATTGAAAAGATACACGAAATGGTTGAATATGCTTGTGAAGATATATCAAGTGTTTCTTCATCACAAGTAGAAATGAATAGTGGTCTACAATTTTACGATGGTATTACAACAGATGATATTCAAAAAATTCTAGTCAAATCAGCAGCTGATCTTATATCACTTGAAACTCCTAACTATCAATTTGTTGCCGCTAGATTATTACTTTATAGTTTGAGAAAACAAGTTATAGGTAAATTGTGGGATCACCCACACTTTTTTGAACACATTAATAAGTGTATCAAAGTAGGTGTTTATGATAAAATTATATTAGACAACTATGACAAAAGAGATATTGATAGAATGGAAAACTGGTTAAACCATGAAAGAGATTACACATTTACATATGCTGGTTTAAGACAAGTTATAGACAAATATCTAGTACAAGATAGAAGTAACGCTGAAATATTTGAAACACCACAGTTTATGTACATGATGATTTCTGCTACAGTGTTTGCTAATTATCCAAAAAACAAAAGGATGACTTATGTTAAAAAATACTATGACGCTATATCGCAATTTAAAATTAATATTCCAACGCCTGTTATGGCTGGTGTCCGTACCCCTCTTAAGCAGTATGCTAGTTGTGTCCTTGTTGACGTTGACGATACTTTACCTAGTATCTTTAGCAGTGACATGGCTATTGGGCGTTATGTTGCCCAAAGGGCTGGCATCGGAATTAACGCAGGAAGAATCCGAGGTATCAACTCTCGTATTAGAGGCGGTGAGGTTCAACATACGGGTGTTATACCTTTTCTTAAAAAATTTGAAGCAACTGTTAAGTGCTGTACCCAAAACGGAGTACGAGGCGGATCAGCAACAGTACACTTTCCGATTTGGCACCAAGAAATAGAAGACATTATTGTTCTTAAAAATAATAAAGGTAGTGAAGATAACAGAGTTAGAAAATTAGATTATTCTATACAGTTATCAAAACTATTTTATGAAAGATTTATTAATGATGAAGATATGACTTTGTTTTCACCACACGAAGTACCTGAATTATATGAGGCGTGGGGTTCACCAGAGTTTGATGAACTATATTTAAAGGCAGAAAGAAAAATATCAGTAACTAAAACAAAAGTAAAAACACAAGAACTATTTTTTGACATACTAAAAGAAAGAGCAGAAACAGGTCGTATCTATATTATGAATATTGACCATTGTAATACTCACTCATCATTTAAAGATTTAGTTAGAATGTCAAACTTATGCCAAGAAATAACTTTACCTACTGATCCAGTACAACACATTGACGGTGAAGGAGAAATTGCTTTATGTATTCTATCTGCTATTAATGTAGGTAAAATAGATAAGAGAGACGAATTAGAACCTCTATGTGATTTATCAGTAAGGGCTTTAGATGAAATAATAGATCATCAAGGTTATCCTGTTAGGGCTGCTGAAATATCTACAAAGGCAAGAAGAAGTTTAGGAATAGGTTATATCGGTCTTGCTCATTATCTTGCTAAAAAAGGTTATAGATATGATCAAAAATTAGCATGGCGTCAAGTTGATAAACTAACAGAGGCTTTTCAATACTTTCTATTAAAGTCTTCTTTAGAAGTTGCTAAAGAAAAAGGTAAATGTGAATACTTTGATAGAACAAAATATTCCGATGGTATTCTTCCTATTGACACTTACAAAAAAGATGTAGATGAACTTGTAAACAAGAGATCACTTACATACGATTGGGAGTGGTTAAGAAAAGAAATTAAAGAACATGGGTTAAGACATAGCACACTCTCTGCCCAAATGCCATCAGAATCCTCTAGTGTGGTTTCTAATGCTACTAACGGCATTGAACCACCTAGAGATTATTTAAGTGTTAAGAAAAGTAAAAAAGGTCCACTGAAACAAGTTGTGCCTGATTACAAAAGACTAAAAAATAATTACACGTTATTATGGGATATGAAGGGAATGGAAGGATATATAAATATAGTGTCAGTAATGCAAAAGTATTTTGATCAAGCAATATCTGGCAACTGGTCATACAATCCTGAACATTTTGAAGACAATCAAGTACCAGTGTCAGTAATGGCACAAGACTTATTGACTACATATAAACTTGGTTGGAAGACTTCATATTATCAAAACACATATGACGGCAAGAATGATATAGACGAACCAGCACACCCTATAGGGTTTGTTGATAATGTACCTGAAGAAGTTAAACCAAAAGAGGAGGACGAGGCTTGTGAGTCTTGTACAATATAAATGAACTTTGTTGCTAATACACCTTACATTAAATGTTGGGTAAGAAAAGAGTATCTACACGATTTAGAAAGAGGTCATGGTGAATTAGTTGAGGCAGTAATGCTTGCTGTAAAATCTGTTCAAGGTCGTGCCTTAATGTTTGAAGCATATCTACCAGAATATGGTGCTTGTTTTGATAAGTTTCCATTATCTGCTTTTGTATGGAAAGAAGATTTTAAAGAAGAAGAACTATTACCATTAAGTACAATTGAATTGTGGGATAGTTTTAGTAATAATATTCAGTTATGGTCTAAAAGATTATTAAAGAANTGTGATGTAGAAATTGTGTTAAAAGGTGGTGGTAGAATGAAAGGTGAATATATGTTCACTATAGATAGTTGCCATGGCGATGTAAACATGATAGACACAGGTGTTAGTGAAGTGCCGTCTGAACACAAACAACACAACTTTGGCAAGTTAGATAACGGTCAATTCTTTGCTCAACCTAATAATAGAATGTTATGGTATGAACAAAGTTTAACACCACACGAATTGAAAAAACCAGATTTTCAAGTTTCAACTAGAAACTTTTATTGTGAACAAGAGTCTAAATGGGCATTTGGCGATAGTAATGATTACTTTTATGAAGACAAAGAAAGAAATGTAAAAGAAAAGGACGAATACAATAATGAGTAAAACTGTTTTTAACAAAGATAAAAATTTAGACGCCACAAAACAACAAATGTTTTTTGGTCCTGATCTTGCTGTACAAAGATATGATACAATGAAATATCCTGTCTTTGATAAACTAACACAACAACAGTTAGGTTATTTCTGGCGACCTGAAGAAGTATCTTTACAAAAAGATAGAAACGACTTCCAAGAATTACCTGAACAACAAAAATTTATATTCACATCTAATTTAAAATATCAAACTATGTTAGATAGTGTACAAGGTAGAGGACCATGTATGGCATTTTTACCTTTTGTTTCTTTACCTGAACTAGAAGGTGCTATTGTAACTTGGGACTTTATGGAAACTATACATAGTAGATCATATACATATATAATTAAAAACTTATACTCACAACCTAATGAAGTATTTGATACAATTATACAAGATGAAAAGATAGAGAAAAGAGCAAACGCAGTTACGGAACAATATGATAAATTAATTAATATGGGTTATCAGTGGGCGATTGACAAATCTAAAGTTGATATGTATGAGTTAAAAAAGACTTTATATAAAACTATGGTAACTGTAAACATACTAGAGGGTTTAAGATTTTATGTTTCGTTTGCTTGTAGTTTTGCTTTTGGTGAACTAAAACTATTAGAAGGTTCTGCTAAAATAATATCATTTATTGCTAGAGACGAGAGTCAACATTTAGCAATGTCACAAACAATTATTAATAATTGGCACGATAGAAATGATGATAAAGATATGATTAAGATTAGAAAAGAATGTGAACAAGAAGTTTATAAAATGTATGATGACGCATTACAACAAGAGAAACGTTGGGCAACTTACTTGTTTAGTAAAGGTTCTATGATAGGATTATCAGAAAAACTTTTACATCAATTTGTAGAATATATGGCAAATAGACGTATGAAAGGTATAGGTCTAAACGCTGTTTATGAACAAAAAACTAACCCATTACCATGGATAGATCACTGGTTAAATAGTCGAAGTTTACAAAACGCACCACAAGAAACAGAAATAGAAAGTTATGTTATTGGTGGTATTAAACAAGACGTTACAAAAGATCAATTTAAAAAATTTAAACTATAATGATAGAAGAGAGAAAAAAAACTTGCTCTAGTTGTGAGACTAAATACTCTATACAATGGGACATTGAAGAACAAGACCTTGAACCATTGACTTGTCCTTTTTGTGGACATGAAGTAGAGGAAATATCTAATGATGAAGAAGACACAATCTGGACAAACAAATTTGAGGACGATAATTGGAATTGATTATAGTTTAACAAGTCCTGCCGTGTGTATTGACAATGGTGAGTTAATGTTTTTTTTTCTAACAAGTAAAAAGAAACACATTGGTAAGTTTGGTAATAATATATTTGGTTATGAACATAAAGAATATACAACCCCTATACAGAGATTTTCCTATATCTCAGATTTTGTATTTGATGTTATTGATCAAGTACCCAACCCTAAAGTTTTTATTGAAGGTTACTCTTTCGGCTCAAAAGGTCGTGGCGTATTTCAAATCGCTGAGAACTGTGGCATACTCAAATACAGATTACAAGAAGCAAATATACCTTATGACACAATTGTACCTAGTGTTGTCAAAAAAGGTGCTACAGGAAAAGGTAACGCAGATAAAGATATGATGTACGAGGCATTTATAAAAGAAACAAACATTGATTTGAAGAAGTTATTAGATACAGATAAAGTAGGCAATCCTGTATCAGATATAGCAGACGCATATTTTATTAAGAAAGTTGGTTATGAAAATAGCAATAGTAACATCATTTAATCAAAAGTTATACGATTATTATGCTCATAGGTTTATGAATACCTATAACTGGCCGTTTGATCTGTATGTTTACCATGAAGGTTGGCATCCTAAAACAGATAAGTCAAACGTATTCTTTAGAGACATACACGAAACTAATCCTGAAGTTAAAGAGTTTATTGAAAGAAATAGACATAGAAATATTAACAGTACAGACCCTAACGATCATAGTATAATTATACCTGGCACAAACTATAAAAATGACGCCATTAGATTTTGTTTTAAAGTATTTGCTAAAACACATTTAATGCTAGATTGTGATTATGATTATGTATTTTGGGCAGACGCAGATATCGTATTTAAAAAACCTATTACAGAAAAAGAAGTTACAGACAAATTACTACCTGAACATTGTGCTATATCTTACATAGATAGACCTACTTATTATAGTGAATGTGGGTTTATAGGTTACAATTTGAAAAGCGAAGTAACTAAAAGTTTTATATATAATTTAAGACGTTATTATACAACAGACTTATTGTATAGTGAAAGTGAATGGCACGACAGTTATGTGTGGGATTGTGTTAGAAAAAAATATCTACATGGTATAAAAACCCACAACTTGGCGCCTAAGATTGATAAAGTCGGCAATCCATGGCCTAATACTTTTATGAGTGAATATTGCGATCACTTAAAAGGTAAAACTAGAAAAGACGCAGGAGTGATGTTAAAATGAAAGCAGGAAAAATTTGGGGACAAACTGAACTTATACATGCCAATGGTGTGTTAGAGTTTCATAGAATAAAATATAAAAAAGATGTTGCTTGTTCCGTACATAGACATAAATTTAAATGGAACGGTTTCTTTGTAGAGACAGGTAAGATGATGGTCAAAGTATGGCAAGAAGGCAAACAAGAAGGTATGGTAGATGAAACTATTTTAAACGCAGGTGACTTTATGCAAGTTAAACCTGGATTGTTTCATCAATTTATCGGTATGGAAAACGGTGTTGCTTTTGAGTTATATTGGGCAGAGTTTGATCATAATGATATAGAAAGAAAATCACAAGGGCAATTTGTAAACAACAAGGTGAAATAATATGAGTGATGAACATTTAGATACAACAGCGGAACATGATAAGACGTATGAAAATGAACAAAGTACAGTAACACTAACTATCAAAGAGTATGATAAGTTAAGAGAAAAACAAAAATACATTACAGATAGAGATATGATTTCTGTTATTGATAAGATTGAAGAACTGGTAAGGGCTTTGAGAAAACATATAGTAAGGTCTGATTTTAATGATTAATGTTTTTATAGGTTATGACAACAACGAAAAGGTGGCATTTA